TTACGGAAAGGAGGCGGCTCCATTTTGGCTGCCAAAGTAAAGGGCTTGACCCTTGAAATTGACGGAAATACAGAGGGTCTTGAAAAAGGGCTTACAAAACTGAACAAGCCTATCAGCGCAGTAAAGAATGAACTCAAAGATGTAACCCGCCTACTTAAACTTGACCCCGGAAATACCACGATTCTTGCCCAAAAGCAGGAACTTTTAGGCAAACAAATATCTGCCAGCAAGGACAAATTAGCGGCATTACAGCAAGCAAAAAAGGCTGCCGACGATGAAATGAAGAACGGCACCGAAATCAACCAAGAGGAATACCGCAAACTGTGCCGCGAAATCGAAGAAACCAAACTGCGCATTGATAACCTTACCGATGCTTTTGGAAAATCCAATGTGGCAGCACAAAAGCTGGCTGTCGTCGGCGATAAAATGCAGACTATCGGCGACGGTATTAGCGGCGTGGGCAAGGCGCTTGCGCCGGTGTCCGCTGCTGTGGCGGGCGCAGGCGTTGCCGGTGTAAAGCTGGCGGCAGACTTTGAAGATGCCTTTGCCAAGGTAAGTACCCTGTTGGACGAATCCAGCACGGATTTTGATGCGTACAAGGCTGACATCATGGCGGCCAGCAGCGAAACCGGCGTGTCTGTCAACGACTTTTCCGAGGCTGTGTACAGCGCCATTTCCGCCAGCGTGGACGCGGGCGATGCCGTAGATTTTACGACCTCCGCTGTCAAGCTGGCAAAGGGCGGCTTTACCGACACCGCAAAAGCCGTGGACGTTATGACAACCGCAATCAACGGCTACCAGCTGCAAGCCGAAGATGCAAGCAAAATCAGCGATCTGCTGATTGCCACCCAGAACGAGGGTAAAACCACCGTTGACGAGCTTGCCTCCAGCATGGGCAAAGTCATACCTGTGGCGGCAGCTGCCAACTACGATATGACCGAGTTATCCTCGGCCTATGCGCTGCTTACCAAGAACGGTATTGCCACCGCCGAATCCGGCACTTACCTGAAATCCATGCTGAACGAACTTACAAAGTCCGGCAGCACTACGGATACCACCTTGCGGGAACTGACCGGCAAGGGCTTTGCAGACCTGAAAGCCGATGGCAATTCCACCTCCGACATTCTGAATATGCTTTCTGATGCCGCCGCCAAGGACGGCAAGACCCTGAAAGATATGTTCAGCAGTGTGGAGGGCGGTTCCGCCGCCATGGTGCTTGCACGCAACAGCGGCAGCGACTACAACGAAATTTTGCAGACGATGGAGCAAAGCGCCGGTGCCACCGACACCGCCTTTGCAAAGGTGACGAACACCACCAGCCAGAAATTTGCAAAAGCGCTGAACGAACTGAAAAACAACGCGATTGACCTGATGGATAACCTGTTGCCGGTTATCACGCAGATCATTGATGGCATTTCCGGGCTTGTGCAGAAATTCAGCGGTCTGGACGAATCCACCCAAAAAGTGATCTTGACCGTGGGCGGTATCATTGCCGTGCTGTCGCCGGTCTTGCTGTTCATCGGCAAGTTGGTGTCGAGCGTGGGAAGTGTGCTGAAAGCCGCGCCGGAGATCGTCTCCACCGTCGGCAAAGTAAAGGGCGCTATTTCCGGGCTGTTTGGTCTGCTATCTGGCACAAATCCTGTTGTGCTGATCGTGGCAGGCATTGCGGCACTGGTGGTGGCATTTGTAACCCTGTGGAATAAAAGCGAGGCTTTCCGCAATTTCTGGATAGGACTGTGGGAAGCCATCAAAAGCGTTGTTTCCGGCGCAATCAGCGGCATACAGGGGTTTCTTGCCGGTATGCAGGCGGGATTTTCCGCCGCGTGGAACGCGATACAAACAACGGTCAGCACCGTTGTTTCTGCCATCGCCAGCGGTCTGCAAGCGGCATGGGCTGGCATTACCGGCGCTGTCTCCACAGCGCTTAGTGCAATTCAGGCTGTTTTCTCCTCTGTGTGGGGCGCAATTCAAGCCGTTGTCAGCGGTATTGTTTCCACTATCGCCAGCAATCTGCAAGCGGTATGGGGCACCATCGGCGACGGTGTGACGACCGCCTTTAACGGCATCAAAGAGATTTTTTCTAACGTCTGGAACTACATCAAAACTCTTGTGCTGGGCGTCGTGTTGGTGATCTGCGATTTAGTCACCGGCGATTTTACCGCCCTGAAAAGCGATGTTTCCAATATCCTGTCGGCGTTGTCCAACGCTGTTTCCGGCATTTGGAACGGCATCAAGGCGGTTGTCAGCGGCGTTGCAAATGCCATTGTCAGCGCAGTCTCCGCCGCATGGAATGGTCTGCTGTCTACAATCAGCACGGTTTGCAGCGCGGTCAGCAGCACCGTACAGGCGATTTGGAACGGCATCAAGGCGTTTATCAGCGGGGCGATGTTGGCAATTTCCGGCGCGGTTTCCGCCGCGTGGAATGGGCTGCTATCTATCGTCAGCAGCGTGTGCCAAGGTATCAGCAACACTGTACAATCCATCTGGAATGGCATTTTAGGCTTTTTCCGTGGGTTGCCCGGTACGCTTGCGAGCATCGGCAGCAGTATGTTCAATGCCCTTGCCAACGGCATTACCAGCGTTGCCGGGGCGGTCTACAATGCCGCCGTCAGCTGTATTACACAGGCAATCACTTACATCAAGGCACTGCCCGCGCAGGCTGTGCAATGGGGTTCTGACTTCATCAACGGCTTGGCGCGCGGTATCACGTCCGCCGCAAACGCTGTGGTGGAAAAGGTGCGCGGCATTGCCGAAAACATCCGTAGTATGCTGCACTTTTCCCGCCCGGACGAAGGCCCCTTGCGCGATTACGAGAAGTGGCCGGTTGATTTTATCCACGGCTACGCCGACGCCATGCGCGGCGCTATGCCGTACCTGCAAAAGACCCTCGACGGTATCACCGCTGGCATGGCGGTTATGGTAAACGGTTCGCCGCTTGCCACCGCTGGCGCAGGCGCGGGGGCAGTTACCAACAACACCACCATGAACCAGACTGTCAACATAACCAGCCCGCAAGCGCTGTCGCCCGGCGAAACCGCGCGGCAGACCCGCTTTGCAACCCGCGATCTGCTTGCCAAGTTAAAGGGGTGATTTTATGCGAAATTTCCTGCTGACCTGCAAGCGCGGCGGGGAAAGTATCGTCATCGGCTACCGCTGGCCGCTGTGGTTGGACGACGTGGACGGTCTTACAAAATCCGAATTTGAGGTTGAAACCGAAAAAGGCAGCGGTCAGGACGGCGAAATTTATAAATCCAGCACCGCCGCCAAGCGGAACATTGTGATCTACTGTTGGATTAAGGACAACCACCGCGCTATGCGGGAAAGGCTGTACAGCTTTTTCCTCCCGCGCGAAACCGGCACCCTGTACGTTACTGACGGCGACGTCACCCGCAAGATCGACTATGTGCCCGAATTTGTAGATGTTGACCCTACCGGCCAGCAGCGCAAGGCAACGATCAGCCTTATGTGCCCCGACCCGCAATTCAAGGATATTACCGATGAGCGCGTGGAAATGGCTACATGGGAGGGGCTTATCGAGTGGCCGGACGATGTGATGGAAATACCTGATGAACCCTTTGAAATGACGACCAAGCGCACCAACCTCGTTGTCACCATTGAAAACAGCAGTAATGTTACGCGCGGGCTGACCGTGCAATTCAAGGCGACCGGCACCGTATACAACCCCAGCCTGTTTGAAGTCAAGCGCCAAAAGGGGTTCAAAATCCTGTGTGAAATGCACGCGGGTGATGTGCTGACCGTAACAACAGGGTTGAAAAACAAACGGGTAAAGCTGAAACAAAACGGCGTTGAAAAAAGCGCAAATAATCTGTGGGTGTACGGCTCCACATGGCTGCAAGCGGAACCCGGTGACAACGTATTCCGCTATGACGCGGAAAGCGGCATCGGCAATCTGGAGGTTGTTGTTTCCAGTACGCCCGCCTATTGGGGTGTATAGCTTATGGCATTATATGTGTTTGCCGAAAGCGGTGAATTTCTGGGCGTGATTGACCTGTTTTCTTCCCTGCGCTGGCGTCGGCGTTATTGGGAACCGGGCGAGGTAGAACTGCACCTGTACGCCACCGAGGAAAACATAGCCCTGTTGCAGCCCGGTGTCATTCTGCGCCGGGTTGACCGCAAGGAATCTGCCCGCGTGATGGGCATTGACATCAAGGGCTACGAACTTACCGTGTCGGCGCGTATGCTGTCCATCTATTTCGGCATGGCGCTTGTAATCAGCTTGAAAAGCTACACCGGCACCCCGGCTGAAATCCTGTGCCAGCTTGCCGAAGATGCCCGCGATTCTGTGCCTGAACTGGTTGTTGACCGCGCCGACCTGCCCACAGGCGACGCCATCACAATACAGCTGGATTTCAAAAACACGCTGAAAGCAATGACCGCCGTTGCCAAAGCATACGGCCTGGGCTTTCGTCTGCTGTACAGCACGGAACAAAAATTCACGTTTCAGGTGTACGAGGGCGCAGACCACAGCGCCGAGCAGACGGACAACCCTGTCGTCTATTTCACAGATGAATTTCAGAACTTCATCGACGCCGAATACAGCCTTGATGAATCCGACTATTGCAATGTTGCGTATGCGCGCGGCAGCGACGGCACCATTGTTTCCATTGACCGTTCCAAAGGCGGCCGCAAGCGAGTGTGCTATGTTGATGCCTCCAGCGTGACCCCGGACGGCAAGACTGATTCGGCATACCGCGACGAACTGAAAACACAATGCGGCTGGGCGCTGTTCGACCACATCAAGACCGAGAACTTCACCGGCACGGCGACCGACGTTGAAAATTTTGTCTACACCGAGGATTGGGATTTAGGCGACAAAGTAACCACCGGCGATTCCACCATCGGCAAGACCCTGACCGAGCGCGTGACCGAAGTTGAGGAAATCTACGAAAACGGCGGCGTTACCGTCTACCCGGTCACAGGCAAAACAAAATCCGAAACCTTAGATTTGGAGGATTTATAAATGGGTGAATGGAGTGGATTCTTCCCCTCGCACAATGGGGACAGAAAATATACCACCGCTGATACCGCCGCCACAACGGATATTCTGTTCCATTCCGGCGTGTGCCAGCAAGGTGATCTGACCCTTACCCCGGCGGGTGGCATGACCGCGCAGCTGGGCGAGGGCTGGGCTATTGTGAACGGCTACCACTACAAGAACGACGGCCCGCTTGTGCTTACGTTCGGCTATGCCGACGGCGCGCTTGACCGTATTGACACGGTTGTTGTCCGGCGCGATGTAAACACGCGGGATATTCACGCAATGGTCGTGGCTGGTACGCCTGCCATTACGCCGGTTGCCCCCGCTTACATTCGTGACGCCGAAACATACGATCTGTGCCTGTACTATGTCCGCGTTCCTGCCGGTGCTACCGCGATTACCTCCAGCATGATTACCGACAAGCGCGCGGATTCTGACCTGTGCGGGTATGTGTACTGCAAATTCAAGGGCATCGACCTGACCGTGATGCAGAAACAGTACGAAACGTGGTTCAGCGAACTGTCCGACACCGCGCTTGCAGATCAGGAGGCTTTTGAAAGCGAATTTGCAAAGTGGTTTGCCCACATGAAAGATCAGCTGACCGAGGACGCCGCCGGAAATCTGCAACTGCAAATTGACAAACAGCAGGAACAGATTGACGCGATCTTGCGGGAAGATGTACGTAAAGAGGGCTTTGTGGGGCATTGCTACAACGGCTTTACCCACTGTCAGCCGACATAAAGGAGGCTATATAGCATGAAAGGATTTCCGAAAACCATTGCAACCAAGGCAGACCTCTTGAACTGCCTTGCCATGGCACAGGCAACGCCGCCCGCATTCCCTGTCAGCGAGCTTGCCGCCGCTATCGAACAGATTGAAGCGGGCGCGTACCTGCATTGCCCGATTCTGGGCGTTGACGGTACGACGGTAACGATTGGTTACTGCGCCGAAGCTGCCGCCGGTCAGACCACCGGCAACGGTGCCAAGATCACCGCCGTGGGGCATATCGAAGAAGATGACACCACCGGCACAAAGCAGCTGACAAAAACTGCGGTGACGCTTGCAAAGGCGCTGCCGTCCGATACCGAAACCCTGCTGATTCCGGCACCCAGCACCGCCGCACAGCGCATGGGGCTGACCGCTGCCGAACTGAAAAATATTAAAGGTGTGGTGATGAGTTTATGAGCCGTTTTCTTGTGGATAGTCTTACCGACAAACGCGCCCTGCTGAATTGCAAGGTATTCGGCGCGCTGTCCGATGTGGTTGCCCCTGTCAAAAAGTACCTCGACGCAAACGCCGCAAAACAGATCACGGTATTTGCCGACTGCGTTTTTGCCCTGACCGGCGGCGGTGTGTTTCGGACGCAGAACACTGTGCTGACCGAGGCAAACCTCGACAGCGGCACTTTTACCGTCGGTTCGGACTACTATGTGTATCTGTGCGACCCCGGCAGCGATGCAGATGAAATCTACATTATTTCCAAAAACAGCACCTACCCCTCCGGCTACAATGCCGATACCAGCCGCAAGATCGGCGGATTCCACTTTGGCAAATGCCGCAAATCGCTGTCCGTGTCCGACGTCTATGACGGCATCGTGCCCGCGTCCGTGTGGACGCTGCTTTGGCGGCCGGCTTGCAGCCCGGAGGCTATGGTTTACATCGGCGGCGGCACATGGCTTGACATCTATATCAACAGCGACGATGCAAACGGCGGTCTGTTGAGCAAGTACAACGCTACGCCCATTACCGGCACCGAGGGGCTGAACTGGTACATTGCGCAGGAACGCTTGCGCCGCGTTGGTAAGCGTATGCCGTCTTACGGCGAGTGGTGCAAGGGTGCCGAGGGAAGCCCGCAGGGGCTTGATGCCAGCAACGCAAACGGCTGGACGGCTACCAGCAACACGGCGCGGCAGCTGACCGGCTATGTAGCCAACGCAACAAGCCTGCTGGGTCTGCGTGACTGCGCGGGCAACGTGTGGGAATGGCTGGACGAACTTTGCCTTGAACCCACCGCAAGCAGCTGGAACTGGTACGACGTCGTACCCGGCTACGGTCAGATTTATATGCCGTCCGATACCGCCCTCCACGCCCTGATTGCTGGCGGCTACTGGCACGACGGTGCCCGCTGTGGTGCCCGCGCTGTGAATTGCTACATTTCCCCTTGGCACGTCAACACCGATGTGGGCGTGCGCGGGGCCTGTGACGCTGTTTGACCGTCTTGCCCCGCGAAAGCGGGGCTTGTGAAAAACTATGAATCCACTTGAAACAGAACAACTAATTTATGATTTTGCACTGTACATCTACCCAATCTTGAACAACTGGCCTAAAGCGGAGAAATTCGCCCTTACCAACAGGATTAAGAATTGCATTTTCACGATGCTGGAGGAATGCGTTGCCTTGCGCAAATCCAGCACGAAGAAAAGCCATGCTTATGCCATTGACCGGGAACTGGATATGCTGCGCACCTACTTCCACCTCGGCTACGACCTGAAATATTGCAACGCCCACCGCTACGAAGTGATCGGGCGCAAGCTGGCGGAGATTGGCGGCAGAGTTGGCGGGCTTATCAAAGCCATCAATGCAAGACCATAACCATGGGCTGAACCCTTATTTTCCCTCCACGCCCTGATTGCTGGCGGCAACTGGAACAACGGTGCCCACTGTGGTGCCCGCACTGTGAATTGCAACAATTACCCTTGGAACGTCAACACCAATGTGGGCGTGCGCGGGGCCTGTGACTTCTATTATTACGCGGGGCAGATCGGTACGGTCAAGGCTTTACCGACAGACTTTTCAAGAAGTCAGAGGATTCGGCCCGTTCGGGGCAATACCCGGCAAACATCAAAAAGGACGGCTGCCGCAAGTAGCCCATGCAAGAGAGGGAGCCGTGTTGCCTTATGGGGCACAAACGCATCAATAACATTTACGATCAAATTTACACCTATGAAAATCTGCTGAAAGCATACCGAAAGGCACGCAAAAACAAACGATACCGCACCGAGGTACTTGCCTACACCGCCCGCCTGTCGGAAAACCTTTTGGAATTGCAGGAAGATTTCAAGACGTGTACATACCACCCGCAGCCTTATCGGTCTTTCACCATCTACGAGCCGAAAGAAAGAATCATTCGCGCCCTGCCATTCAAAGACCGAGTTGCCCAGCACGCCCTCTGCAATGTCATTCGCCCGATCATTGAACGCGGGTTCTACGCCCATTCCTATGCCTGCATTGATGGGCGCGGCGCGCACAAAGCAAGTCATGACCTGTCACGCTGGTATTACCGCCTGTACAGGGAATGGAACGGCAATGTGTGGGTGCTAAAGGGCGACATTCACAGCTATTTTGCGAGTATGTCCCACGACGTACTAAAGCGGCAATACCGCAAAGAAATCAAAGACCGGCGCGTGCTTGCCCTGCTGGACTGCATCGTAGATCACAACGGCACCGGCGAGCCTGTCGGCGTACCTGTGGGTAACCTGACAAGTCAGCTGTTTGGCGGTATGTACCTGACGCCGCTTGATCGTTTCGTGAAAGAAACCCTGCGTGCAAAATGGTATATGCGCTACATGGATGATTTCGTTATTTTGGCGCGCAGCCGCCTCGAACTGGTTGAACAGCTGGAAAAGATCACCGAGTTCCTACACACTGAACTGCGCCTTGAATTGAACCCCAAAACAAAGATTTACAAACCAATGCACGGAATTGATTTTGTAGGATATCGGCATTTCCACGATTACCGGCTGATACGCAAGGACAGCATAACCCGCTGCCGCCGACGTATCCGCCGGTATGCCGCTGGTGAGGTCAGCTGGAACCAACTGCAAGAACAGCTTACCAGCTGGACAGGACACGCAAGCCATGCCAATGCCTGTGGAATCGTCCGTAAAATCTGGGCAGAGGCGCTTGCCGCAAAAGCGGCGCGTGAATCTGCCAACAAGGACGGTGAAGCCTATGACGGCGCGAGAGATAGCCCGCGCAGCGCTTGATCTTGCCGATGAAGCACTTGCCCTTGCTGAACGCAAGGACAGCTGCACAGGCGGTCAGCGCCGCGCGCTGGCTGATTTGGAATTTGAATATGCAATCGGCATATTCCAAACTACGAACCCGGAAATGGAGGTAAAAAACAATGCGACTTTCCAACGGTGAAGTTCTGCTGCACTGGCCACTTGACATTCATGTGCTGACACAGGGCTGGTATTACAATGACGGCTCACTGCATCAAGCGGTCGATCTGCGTACCCAGATCGACGGTATGTATATCCGCCCGGTCTATGCCGCCGAGGACGGCACGGTCGATCAGACGCAAAACTGGGATGGGCACACAAAGACCGGGATGCAGAGCTACGGAAACATGGTGCGCATCAAGCACGCGCCCTACAAAAGAAAGACCTTGCAGACGCGGTACGCCCACCTGTCCAGCTATTGCGTCAAGTACGGCCAGAGGGTTAAAGAGGGCGAGATCATCGGTTACAGCGGCACGACAGGCAACGTATACGGCGCGCACCTGCATTTTGAAGTTATCCTGAACGGCAAGCGCACCAACCCGCTTACATGGCTTGACGCTGACTATACCCTTGCCACCGGCAAGGAATACCAGTTCAACAAGGGCGAACACAGCGTTGTTGTGCCCGCTGCCGATACCGCAGACAAAAAACTGCAAATCCCCACCATCGGCCCCATGAGCAAGGGCGACTATGATGCCCTGCTGAAAACTGCCGCTGACAACGGCAGCGCGCCGACCCTGTACACCGTAACCATGCAGGCAATGTCTACCGCTGCCGCCTCTGCCTTACAGCAAAAGGCGGACGCACTGGGCGTCCACTACACAAGCAAATGGGTGAAGGACTAAACCATGCAACAAATCATCTTGCAGATGTTGCCGGGTCTGTTGACGTCGCTTGTGACAGCCCTTGCGGGCGCTGTGGCGGGCTTTGCCCTTGGGCACAGGAAAGCAGCCGAGAACAAGGACAAAGCCATGGAAAGCGGCGTGAAAGCCCTGCTGCGCGGGCAGGTAATGTCTTTGGGCTTGCATTATATCAGCAAGGGCGCTATTCCGCCCTATGGTATGGAAACCCTGCGCAATTACTATGACCCATATGTTGCCTTGGGTGATGGAGACCCCTCTATCAAACACATCATGGCAAACTGTGAACGCTTACCGGCGTGTGCCGCCGGAAATAAGGAGGAATAACCCATGAAAAAGAACTACCTTGCAGCTCTTGCGAAAGCCGCTGCCGTGCGCGCGGTCAAAACCGTTGCACAGACCGCTATTGCCACAATCGGCAGCGCCGCCGTTCTGGGCGCGGTTGACTGGCGTATTGTGGTGAGCGCGTCCGCCTTGGCCGGTCTGCTGTCCTTGCTTACCAGCATCGCGGGCTTGCCCGAAGTGCCTGACAGCGACGGCGACGGAATCCCGGACGAAGCGGACGACTAAAGAACACGGCAGACAACCCATTGCGGGAGGTCTGCCGTGTTCTGTTTATTCTGCTGTATCCTGCGGCGCTGGGTCTGGAATATATTCCATGAGATCGCCGGGCTGGCAGTTCAGCAGGGCGCACAGCTTGTTTATTGAGCGATAATCAAGTCCACCGCCTTTGCCAAGTTTGTCCAGAACGGACGGACTGATTCCGTTTTTTCGCAACCAGTATTTGTTATGGCCCTGTTTTGATAATTGCTTATACAGCCCTTCATAAGTTATCATATAAACACCTCGCTATAAAGTGGCCTTTTTCAGTACCCCTATTATAGCACAGGAAAGTGTACTAAAGCAAGTACAAAAATGTACAAGAATATGCACTAGAGTTAGTGCATATTGCATATTGCAATATTACACTAAATATAGTACAATATAAACATAGCAAGGGGCGGTACAAACAGAAAGGAACCGCCAAATGAAAAGTAAAGAGTTTGAAAAGTTAAGCCCGAAATCAAAACAGCAATACCTCAACCTTTACATCGCGTGGATGCAGTTAAAAAACAAAAAGGCCAGATGGAGACCCGTTCAAAAGTAACCATCTAGCCTTTAGCCGCTAAGAGACTGCAACCGCCCCTTGCTTATTTTTTATTATAAACATATTGGCGGCGAAAATCAAGACCGTGGAGGGTCTGTTGTATGAAAAAATCATTTTTATCTGGTTATGCCGTACCCGAATGGCTTGCCGATGCCTGCGCCCGCGAATGCGCCCGCGGCTTTTGCGGTCATGCTGTACTTTCTGTCCGTCAACTGGAATTTCTTCTTGCGCTTGCACAGGGCGCGGCAGAAATGATTTAGCAGGGGGATATAGATATGCCACGCATCTTTAAGCATCTTACACGCACCGACAGACTGCGCATTGAAAAATGCTTAAATGAGGGGTACACCTACCGTCAAATTGCAGATGTTTTGCGTGTGCATATCAGCACTGTATACAGAGAAATTGAACGCGGCTCATACACGCGCCTGAATGGCGACACCTATGAATTTTATACGGCTTATAGCCCTGATATAGCCGAGGAACGCTACCGGGCGAATTTGAGCGCCAAGGGAGCCGATCTGAAAATTGGAAACGATCACGAATTTGCAAAGTATATCGGCAACAAAATCAAAAATGAAAAGCGTTCCCCGGCGGCGGCTATGGCAGATATAGTGCTGGAGGGAAAGGTGTTCAAGACGTCCGTGTGCGTCAGCACGATATACAGCTATATTGCAAAAGGCGTGTTTGCAGATATTACAGACAAAGACCTGCCCGACAAGCCAAAGCGCCACCGCAAGCCAAAAGAGAACAAGCAAGGCTCCAGACCCCCGCGCGGCGAAAGCATTGAAAAGCGCCCGGAGATCATCAACAGCCGTGATGAATTTGGACATTGGGAAATGGATACCGTTTACAGCGCTGCCGAAACAAGCCTGCGCGCCCTGCTGGTTCTGACTGAGCGAAAGACCCGCAAAGAAATTATTATCCTGATGCCTGACAGGACAGCAAAAAGCACCGTTCGTGCCCTGAATCGGCTGGAACGGCGCTTGGGTGCTAAATTCCGCAAAATCTTCAAATCTATTACTGTAGACAACGGCACGGAATTTTCTGATTTGGTTGGTATGGAAAAATCTGTTCTAAACAACGGGGCGCGGACACGATTTTATTATTGCCACCCTTACAGTTCATGGGAACGCGGGTCAAACGAAAATCTGAACCGAATGATTCGCCGCTGTTTCCCGAAGGGCACGAGTTTTGCCAGCGTCACCAGAAAGCAGGTGCAGAGCGTAGAAGATTGGATTAACAACTATCCCCGCAAAGTGCTGGGCTATTTGACCGCCGAAATACTCTATAACGAGTGTGTCGCCGCCCTGCCAAAAAATTAAATTATGAAATTTTCGCATTTACTATTGACATTCACCAAATTTTACAGACCGAAAAAGGGACGTTTGCAAAAATTAGCTTGACGCTTTTCTCCTGTACCCCTATAATAAGAGTAAGAATAGACGTGACCAATCATCACAGAACGGAGGTCCTGCCCCATGGCATGGATGATCGTATCCGACAGCTCCTGCGAGATCCGCGAGCTGGAAAACCCGGCACCGGGCGTGCAGTTTGCCCTTGTACCGTTTAAAATCCGCGTTGGTGAACGCGAGTATGTTGATCTTGCCACGCTGAACACCCAGCAGATGCTGCAGGCCATGACCGACTACAACGGTGCCAGCACCAC